TAAGTTTCATTGCATCTTAACCTTTAGTTTATCATTACGTTTCTTATACTCATCAGACTCTCTAGCCTTAGCATCAATCCAATGATCAGGGATTGTGTCTTCACTGTACCATCTGAGGTCATGTGCTTCAGCCCACTCAGCGTGAGATCTTTTAGTACCATCTTTACGCCGCTTAGATCCGGGCATAGGAGCAGCAGGATTGGCAAAAAGAAATACTAACTCAACATCTTTAGGTAAGATCTTCTGAACCCAGATGTACTTATTGTACTCTGCGAAGTCCCAGAATCTACCCTTAGACTCAAGTAATATCTTCTTACCGTCTACCTCTCTAACAAAGTCAGGCTCGTACTTATGCTCAATAACATAGGGTACTTTATCAACGTGGTGTTCCCAATCTTTTAAGATTGATTCATGCAGTACAGCCTCCCAAATAGAATCGTACTTACTGCCATCTGATTTGAGATACTTCTTAGGGCGAGGTACTCTAGCTTTACGCCAGCCATTCTTTATTTTAGTTGCGATGAGGTATTACTCTTTCTAGTTCCTTCATGTTCATCTCCTCTACTATACTGCCAAGCTTAACAAGTTTCTTAATTGCCTTTCTTACCCACTTAGGGCTATAGAAGTTTAACCTAAGAGTTCTTTGAGTGTAGAAGTAGGTGGAATTAGGTATGTAATCATGAATATTATTTATGTTTACTTTAACATGTTCCTCTTCAGGTACTAAAGTTTTTAGCCACTCAAGTAAAACTAAGTCTGTCTGTCTGCTAATTCTTTTACAAATCTTTGAGTTCATTTTATAAAAAGTTCCTGTACGTTTGGTGTGGAAGTTACTCTAGTAAAGTATTTAATACCATTAGAATACTTAAAGGCTCTCAGCCCTCTGCCGTTATTAGCATCTGACCAGCACTCGTTCTTAAAGCCACAATAAGAACAACCAGTAGCAAGGCGTAGGTTTCCTTTCTTTCCTTCAGGGAGTGGGGTATAGCATCTTTCTGGAGGTACATCTGATTCTAAAACATTTTTTAGAGTATCTATTCTAGTGTTGACATTGGGTTTTGTCAAGGCTCCGGGTCTAAATAATGCAAGTTCTCCTGTCTCTTTATTTATAGCAAGGAATCCTCCGTTGTCTGTGCCTTCTGCTGCTTCGTATCCTGCAAGCTGGTACATGTAACCAAAGGGATCATCACGATACAGACTACCTTCCTTGAATTTCTTGAAGCCAAAGTTAGATGCTGTCTTAACATCAACAACTTCTCCATTTATCTTACAGTCCATGTGTCCTTTGATGCCATCTACTTTTACTTCTTTCTGCTCATCAGTTACTTCATGTCCTGCTAGTTTAACTAAGAGTAGTAGTAGTTCTTCAAGCAAGTGTCCATATAGAAACTTGATGTGAGTAGATGCTTTCAATGGAGGCGCAGGTTTCTCACTCCTCTTGTCGTACCATAATTGCCTAGATGGTTTACCTATGTTGCTCATTCGTAATCCTTTAGACTGCTTGTGAGGCTCAGACCAGTGTACAAGAGCAGCCTTCATACGCTCTCCAAAGTCCTCAAGCATGTCTTCAGGAATGTTTATTTGTTTTCCTTCTGATAGTACATCTATGATCTTGTAGATGTCAGGTACTAAGTTGTCTAAGTCTTTACTCATTGTCTCTCTCTAGATAAGTTATGGCTTTGGTTAAGTTTTCTATGTTGTCATCAAACCGTCCAAGTCCTACGTTGCAATGATCACAGATCCATCCTCTAAACTTTTGAGTAATATGATTATGATCTAATACCCAAATTGTTCTATCAGTATAATGTCCTCTGGTTTCCCTTATTTGTTTTTCTGTTTTAAAACAACAAGGACATTCATAGTCAGGTGAGTTTGGTTTAGGGTTGTCTGAATATAATCCTCTTACGATCCTAGTGAACAAATTTCTACAGACTCTGCAATCTTTTCTTCTTGATTTTTTCTGACTATCTCTCCATTCATAAGAGTCTGGGCCTTTAACCTTAGAACAATGTATGCACTTTCTTCCATCATCTTTACTGTAGATAACTTCTTGAACCTCAAACATTTCAAATTGTTCAGTGAGTTTCTGCCCAATTGTTTCCGACATTATACTCTCCATCCAGTGGACATTTAAGATCAAAATGCAGTCCAGCTTCTATGATAGCTTCGACACCTAACCTACCTACCTCGTCAGCTACAGACTCATCAGCCTCTATCTGCCATTCATCATGCACGTTAGCTACGAAGTCAGCATCTAGATGTTTTATCTTTTCATTTAAAATAACTAAAGCTTTCTTCATAACAATCGCACCAGCACTTTGCAACAGTGTGTTCAATGCGGCATGTTGGCTGCGGATAGTAAGCTTGCGACCATCTATTCCTTTGATGTAACCCTGTTCTGACGCTCCTGCAACTCTATACTTGAGAGCCGCGAATGCTGGTAGATTATCGAAGAAAGATTTTCTAAGTCCTTCACCAATAGATCTACCTCCGCCAGCCACGCTTCCAAGCTTTTCATCTCCCGCTCCGTATAAGAGTGCATATATGAATGTCTTCGCCTGATTTCTTGATTCAAGTCCCGCAAGTTTTTGATTAGCGGTATGTATGTCTCCGTTAATGATTTCATTTGTGTACTCCTTATCATCCATATAGTGTGCAAGCATTCGTAACTCAAGACCACTAGCATCAATACCTACCAGCTTCTTTCCTTTAGGTACTACCCATAGTGCTCTGCATTCAGAGCCAAACGGTGAACTAGATGAAGGTACTTGAGCCATGTTCGGTTGTCTGTGTGTCATCCTTCCAGTGATAGCACCATTAGGAATTACAAAGCCATGTACTCTCCCGTCCTCTTCAACTGCTTCACCCCAAGAGGTAATCTGAGATACTCTTTTCTGATACATCAAGTAAGAATTAATTAGATCAGCTTCAGGTATACCCTGCACTTCTGCTAATGTCTTTTCATTTACTATAGGTCTACCGTGAACTGTGAACTCAGTGGGCTTCCATCCAAAGTCTTGTAAGTACTCACCAACCTGCTGCCTTGATGCTAAGTTAAAGTCCTTAGCTCTGCTGCGTATCACAGGAGCGCAGTCACTCAAGTCACCTGCTGCCTTCTCAATCTTGAGAGTCATCAAGTCATACTCTGGTTTGGTCATCCTCACACCACTGCCACTAGCAAGAGCACAGGAGTCTGCCATCTTACTTAACTTACCTGTTGCTGTGTACCGTGGGTACAACTTTAGCTTAGTTACCTTTGGTTTAAATACACGCTTAACCTTTGCTTCTGTCTTAGCGACAACCGTGCGTAGGTCAGCGAGAAGAAGGTCAGCCTCCATTGCAGCGTATAAGAACCCATGTTTCTCTTGCTCCTTCAGTATCAATGCTACTGCATGTTCAATCTCTAGTGACTCCTTACTGAAGCCGCGAGACTCCTCACGTAAGGCATTGTACACCTTTAGGTTAAGTTCTACATCTTGTATACAATAGTCTAGCATCTCAGGTGAGAAGCCACCTGTAAAGTCCTTGAAGTCTATCTTACTAGAGCCTAGCTTGTAACCCCAAGACTTTAGACCATGACCAGCTTCACGTACAGGATCAAACAGTCGAGAGAGTACCAGTGTATCTACTATCCTCTGACCTTCTCCTAGTGTCTTGAATCGTGTCAAGTCTTTTAGTACAGGGATGTCAAAGCCTATAATGTTGTGACCAATAAGCTCATCAGCATCTGAAAGTAATTCACATCCTTCATCTATCTGACTAGGCCCGTAGGTATAGATTTGTTTACTGTCTATGTCCTTAGCAACGATGCACCATATCTTGGTGGCAGCAAGGTCATCAGTTTCTATATCAAATACTAATCTCATTACTCAAACCCCAATGGAATTTCCTTGTTGTCTGATGCGGAGTTAGTCAGGTCATCAGTCTCTACTTCAGATAACCTGCCTGTCTCATCATCGAACAAAAGGGAAGTGGCAAGACCAACATCACCAGTGTACCTACTCTTCAGTATGCGTACCTTAGTAGTTGATGCCTCAAGTGGATCATCTGATTGTTGATTTCTTTCAAGTGATATAACACAGTCAGATAACTGAGCGATAGACTGACTACCTCTAAGGTGTGATAAGCCTGTCTCTATGCCGTTCTCATGGCCCTTGTTACCGTCTACCCTACGAAGGTGGGACACAAGTATAACACCTGCTCCTGTCTCCTCAACGAGGGTTCTAAGACGGTGCATTATGGCATCAATAGATCTTCGTTCATCTCCTTCTATAGTAGTGGACACTAACATGTGAAGGTGATCAATGACTACCCACTTACAGTTGCACCCAACGATCATAAACCGTAGCTTACTGAAGATAGAATCAATATCATTCGCACCAAAGTGAGCGTGAATCCATACACGATTGTTGTTCTGACCATCGTACATTACATCAAAGAAGTTATCTAACTCCTCCTCTGTGTACTGATC